GATCTCGGTCAGCCACTTGGCTGGCATGATGCGGGTGGCGGCGACCTCGAACCAGTGGCTGTTCAATGACATCGCCAGCCACTTGGTAATTTCTGCCCATGTGACCGAGCGTAGCTGCGCCTCGGAGTTAGCCGACACGATGGTCGTCGAGCCGATGCGGGTCGAGAGCATCCAGATCGTCAGCCATGAGACGAGCGCGGACTTACCGATCCCGCGCCCTGACGCGACCGCTTCGCGGAACACGTCGAAGTCGATCTGGCCGTTGTTGGCGCGGATGTGGTCGCGGATGTCGCTCAGGATTTGCCGCTGCCACTTACGCGGCCCATCGAAGTGCTCCAGCGGCGTGCCTTGTTCGCGCCACGGGAATGTCAGCAGTACGAACGCGAGCGGGTCATCCTTGATCGTCGGAGACCACAGTCTCGACATCAACTCCATCTCGTCCGCTGCGGAGTAGATCGGCTGCTGCATTGGTGTGGTTGTCCTTTAGTTGGGGCGTTGACGCCGGTACGTCAGTGTACAGCCCCTCAATGACGCGGGTCTGCGCGCGCTCTAGCGCGCCGATCACCGAAATCTGCTGGTCGATGTTTACGTCGATCTGCTGCTTCGCCACCCACCCATGCTGATGCTTGAGGATGTTGAGCGCGGCCGTGGCGTCTCCGTCCGCTGCTGCTTCGTAGAGCGTCTTGGCCGCGTTGAACTCGCCGTCCGCCCGGCCTTTCATCTCGGCCATCTCCACCAGCGGGTCGAACTCGGACAGGCGGCGATACTGCGCGGGGGTGAGACCGGCGCGCAATGCAAGGCTGTCGCCCTTGAGGCCATACCGCGCCGCTTCGTAGATCGCCTCTAGACGTGCCTCAGTGGCTTCGACGCGCTCGGGCGTGAATGGCAGTGAGTAGAAGGTCATGGCGCCGCATCATAGAATGTTACGGCTAGGCTGGCAACTTGCATATCATCTGTCTTTTAGCGCGGGGTGTTCGGCGTACATTTCGGCGCGGACTGCCAACGCTTTTTCAAAGGTGGACGCGCGGCGCCTATAGCGCTTTCCATTGACTATCATTTCCACTCGAAACCCTTTTGGGTCACGTATAATATTTCGGCGCGCGCAGTCGCCTAAAGCGTACGCAGTGTTTTCGCAGACAGTAGCTAACCTAAGATTGGCTATGCGGTTGTCTGTCTTAACGCCGTTAATGTGGTCAATGGTCATGTCCTCTGGAGGGTGCGCTCCGTGCACCCATAACCATACCAACCTATGAACGCGGTATTCGCGCCCCGCTATAGTGGTTCGCAAGTAGCCTTTTTGCGACATGCTTCCTGTCGGCCTGCCATTACGGCGGCGGCACTCGCCCGTGTCCGGGTTTATCAAAAATAATTTTTTGAGTTCGGCTTGCGTGATCAAAGTCATAAGGCAGCCATACCATAGTGGGTGGGGGCCGACAACAAACAAAAGTTTCAAACATTGCTTACGACCGGTGCCCGTAACAGTCTCCCGGCCCAAGGCCCCACCCCCCGGAGGGGGTAGGGAACGCACCCGGCAAAAAGCATTCCGTCACTACCCGCAGCGGTTGGCCTTTTTGGCTGGGCGTTCTGGGCAATCGTGATTGACCTTTTCGGCTGGCGGCAGCGCGGACCATTTGGTTTCCAACGTAACCAGTCCGGCAAATATTTATTAGTGCCATTTTGGTGACGATATATTTTTCGCTGCCATTTTGGCACCAATAAATTGCCTAGGGGAATTCCCTTACGCAGCCATCACAGGGCGACCCGGCAAACTGCGCCGCCAGTTTGCGCGGGGCGAGGGGGCGATGGGCGTTCTTGGCGTTCTGGGCTATCAGTTTTCAGTCGCTAGAAAATACTGCTTATTGAGAATCATTCTTAACAACTATAAAATCTCTGGGTTGGTATCTTTTTAATGACCCAGAACGCCAATAACCCCCTCAACACCGCACAAAGCCGCGCCATTTCTCTGGGTCATCTCGCCACGTTTCATGACCCAGCCGCGAACCCTGACCGCCCAGAACTGACACACATTCTGCTGCACTACTTACATCAGTGTAAGTAGTGCAACAAAATGCTTTGCGTTTCTTGGCAATTCTGGGTCATTTCTTGGCAAACAATGACCCAGAAACTTTTTGTTGCAAAATGCTTGACACAACAGTTTGAGGGTATAGATTGAGGGTATAGCGACACTAGGAGAAACTGCTATGCTATTCGACCTCGAACCATACCTGCCCTTCCCCGCCTTTGTCGTGCTGGCGACCGCCGCGATTGCCTCGCTGGTCGTGTGGGCCGATGAACGCCGTCACAAGTAAACCAAACCAACAGGAGCAACTGACTATGACCGACAACAAACAGCTAAAGTTATACGTCGAAGTAGCGCGTTTGCAGGCGGACGCATTAACCGACTTGTTTACGGCGCTGGACGACCTCGCAACGTGGACGCACGCCCTAGCCGTGCGCGGCAGCGCACCGCCAAGCGCTTGGCGGTTGTTGGACAAGCTGCACGCCGCCGCCGACGCCGCGCTGAACAAAGCACAAGGAATTCCCAATGACTGACAACATGAACCCGACCACCGACCGCGCTGCGCTGATCGACGACCTTATTGATCAATGGATGGACGTGCTGACTAGCGACGATCTGGAAGACCTTGCCGCCGAAGCGCTGCGCAAGCGGTATGACAAATGGGATGACGAAGACCTGCGCGCAGAACTGCGCGGCATGGAAAACGGCAATATCCCCGACCCTACGCTATAACCGACCCAACAGGAGCAAATGACATGACCGACCCAATCCACATTGATGATAATCCCGGACGCATTGCCTATGAAAGCTGGGTATCCGAGTTTGCCGCCCGCATAAGCGACGAACCTAGCTGGTTCGACCTTAGCGAGACTGCGCAGGACGCATGGGAGACCATCGCGGACAACGTAATCGAGAACCGTGTGCGACTGCCCCGCGAAGGCGTCGAACTAACGATCCGCCGCCCCGGCTCTACTCTTGGTTTTGTATGGGCTGGCGCTGCTGACACCGCTTTGTCCGACGCAGTGACACACGCCGTTAGACGCTCGTTAGACGGAAAGGACGCATAAGTTATGACCGACACCGACGCACACGAGCAGCGCATTTACCTCGCTGGCGAGGCTCTCAACGCCTATTGCAACGCCCGAGGGACGATCAACGCGCCCGATGAAGATATTACCGATCTAATCACCGATCTTTTGCATTTGCTGGACACGTATGAAGGCCAAGCAAGTGTCGGTTTGGTCTTGGCTATGGTGAAAAGCCATTACGAAGCCGAGAACGGGACAGACTAACCATGTCCGACCCCAAGCCCAATTTCTGCGCCACGGAGAGCGAACGGCTCCACCAACGCGCCATGCAGACCGGGAGCGCCGCGCTGCTCTCCCGGCTGCAAAACGACCACCCTGCCATCGTAGCGCGCCTCCAACAGCGCGCCCAACAACAGAGGAGCAACTGACCCATGTTTAACCCATCCTTTGACCGCACCGAATGGCGCTCGCGTTACGATCACGAATTGATCGCAGCCGCACGGGAGAGCAACCACGAACTGGCGATTGCGCTAGGCGAACGTCTGGCTGACATGGCGGACTATCCCGACATTCTGGCGGACCTGATCGCGGAGCGGGACGAACTCGACAAGCGCTGCGACATGCTGCGCAAGGAACTCGACGAACTACACGAAGCGCTGAAAGGTGCCGGGGCGGACGCTGACTGATGGCGGCGGCTGCCTTCGCCCTAGTGCTAGGGCTGATCTGCCTGTTACTGGAGGATTGACCAATGGACACGAACGAACTGATCGTCGCTGGCGCTGCAATCGCGCTGCAACTCATTACGCTGTCGGCATGGCTGAACGCCCGCTACGAGGCCCGGCTTTACCGCCGCCTCTATGACCGACTGGCCGGCTCATGTGTGCAGCGCGACCCGCGCACGGGCCGCTACGTCAAGAAAGGACGCTAACCATGACCGCGACACTGGAGCAGACACCGACCGCCATCCTGACGGACCTAGACCTGCTGCAAGAGGCCGCAGAGGCCCTACGGGAAGCCGATAGGCTGCGCGAGGCCATGCGGGCCAGCGACACCCGCCTCCGGCACCTCTGTCGCCAGTATGGCGAGGCAACTAAGGTGTGGGGTTTTGCGCCTCATCACCTGCGCCGCGCCTGCGAAGCTAGGGGGCTGCTCTGATGGCTAGTTGGCTGCTGTCCATGCAGGCGCACGATTTCAACTGCCGGGTTGTCTACTACACTCCGGCAGGACATCGGCGCACTGCCCACCTGAAAACCCGCGCTGCACTAGCCGACACCGCGCTGGACATCGCCGAACGTCAACTGCGCAGCGACAAACGCCGCCATGTGGCGCGCATCGTCTACGGAGAGGCCATCCAGCTATGATCGGCAAGACCGCGCAGATCGAACGCGACCGCATCGTGGCGCACATCAGGCAAGGCGCAGCACAGATACTGTCTGTCGCCATCTACCAGCCTGACCGCTACGACCTGAAGACCGCCGAGATAGCCGCCACGGCTATGGAAGAAACAGCAACCGCCATCGAAACTGGCGACCACTGGAGAGTATTCGATGACGCATAAACGGAACGAAGACAACGAGATCATCGCTACGCGCCCGGAGATCACGCCGGAAGAGCGCAAGGACATGGAAGAGGACTGGTGGGGATGAGCGCGTTGATCTCCAAGTGGGTCATCGTTCCAGACGGCAACGCTATTC